CTTGAATGGATATTCATACATTGGTGGTTCGTGAACCAGAAATGACAACTGCAAATTATAATCTTGGCAATGGTGAAATGAAAATTTATGTAAAGAACCGCGCTCTTTGTGATATTTGCAGAAGTATTGCACATGAAATGGTTCATCAAAAACAACATGAAGAAATTGATGACCCTAGTATGTTAGATGGTTCAACTGGTTCTCCACACGAAGATGAAGCAAATGCACTTGCAGGCAGATTAATAAGAATGTATGGTAAAGAATACCCGGAGTTTTATGAATGAAATCGTTTTCAATGTTTTACGAAGAGTCTTGTGGTTGTAGGTATAAGACCAAAAAAACAAAAAAAATAAACGAAGCAATCTTTTCAAAAAAAGGAAAGAGTTTCATTCGTAATTTAGGAATTGGTGCTGGTCTTGCAGCCGTACCAATTGCATTATCACTAGCCGGGCATACTCAAAAGGAAAAACCCAATGCTCTTGGTAATAGGGTTGTTTCACAAGTATCCCCGGCACCTAAACAAAAAGAGGTTCAAAAGCAAGAACCAACAAAACCAAATGGTCTTGGATTTACTGATCTCTCGCATGGTGTGATAAAACATTTTGAAGGTTTTAGATCAAATGCTTATGCTGATAAATTAACAAAAAGTGGTGTTCCGACAATTGGATGGGGGATGACAAGACACGCTGATGGACGACCAGTAAAACTTGGTGATAGTGTCACAAGAGAAGAAGCAGACAAACATCTTGAGTCTCATGTTGAAGATATGAAAAACAAATTATCAAAGACAGTACCACACTGGGACAAAATGAAACCACACCAGCAAGCAGCAGTAACATCGTTTGCTCATAATTTTGGCACAGGATTTTATGGCAAAAAAGGTTTTGAGACAATATCTGGAAAATTAAGTGATCCATCAAAGTGGCATGAAGTACCAAATGCTATGTCCCTTTATAACAAGTCTGGTGGTCAAGTTCGTTCTGGTTTGGTCAGAAGAAGATCAGTGGAAGGCGCCATGTGGCAAGGCAAGGTGTCTGGATTTAATCAGAAAGGTGAACCTACATATTCAAAATGAAAATAGAAAAACTTGTCAATCAACTTAATGAAGCAGTAAAGAAGAGACAAAATCTCTTTGCAACAAAACATTCTCGTGTTGGAGATGCAGATTATCCAATTAAAGGTGTCAGCAGAGAAATGTTAAAAGATTATGTGAAGTTAACAAGACAAGCAGACAAGGAAAACAAAAGACTTCCTAAACTAGCAAAAGAAAAACCATTAACAGATGATGATGTTAATGAGAGAGATAAATTTGTCGAAAAAATTCGCAAACACCCATATTTTACTAAAGTACTAGATCCAATGAGTTCTCATAGTCGTGTATACCGAGGAAAAATAAAAGGATCAAATAATTTATCATATACATTTAGACCCGATTTCACTTTCGGAAAAAATGCAGAAATGCTTGGCCCCAAATACAGAGAACAAGGATCACACACTTATTCCTTCAGAACACCAGAAGGAAAAGAAGGTAATGTTTACATTCATCACAGAGAATCCCATCCTTCCTTGCAAAGAAAAGGAATAAGAACCACAAGCGAAATCAGTTTTGATATTGATGGCGAGTCGCGCAAAACCGACGAAGAAGGTCACAAGTCTTTAGGAATTTTCCGAACAGTTTTGCCTGCAATTCGTCATCATTTAAAATCACATAATCCAGATCGAATAATATTTACCAGTTCAACACCAAGTGAAGAGATGCAAAAAACTAAAAGTGGAGATCTGAGAGATACTAGAAAAAGTTTATATGACTTTTTATCCAAAAAATTATCAAAGACGCACACAATTAACACCGAACATCAAAAAGTAGAGGATGAAGATTGGAAACCAGAAAGAGGTGATTTTTCTGCCAGTAGACCATATCATGTAAACACAAGTTACTTTTTAGATCGTAAAAAGAAAAATGAAGGATCGCTTCTTCATGCAATTAAAATGTTGGATCGCCAAAGACGGCAGATTCGCAAGAAAAAAATAAATGAAGGCAAAGAAGAAGAGGAAAGATGGGATGCAGAATATGATCGCCTTTCTGATCGTGGTGGAATGTCCCACGATCAAATAGTTGCAAAATTGGGTCAAAGACCAATGCCTCAAAAACCAGAAAGTCAGATGACTCCAAGAGAAATTCTTCGCATGAGAGCAAAGAAGGCAGCCGAGATTTCCTTAAAAAGAAAAAACAATTCTATTTGACATATAATTAACTGATTACTATAATTCCACTATGCGAAAAGTGTTATTGTTAAACGCATCAGAAGAAGTAATAAAAGTAATAGATTGGATTCGCGCAGTCCAACTCTATATGTCTGGTAAGGCATCAAAACCATACAATTATGAAAATGACTACCAGATTATGACATCTAATGGTATATTTTATTTACCAAGTGCATTGATGCTTAATAAGTATGTTCGCATACCAAGAGCAGAAATAAGACCTTCTAAAAAGAATTTAATAATAAGGGATAGATCAAAATGCCAATACTGTTCCTCTACTTTATCGGAAAAATCTGCTACGATAGACCATGTGATTCCGAGGTCAAGGGGAGGTGGCAACACATGGGAAAATATGGTCTGTTGTTGTTTGCACTGCAACAGGAAAAAAGGAAGCAGAACACCTCACGAAGCAAAAATGAAACTTTTGGTACAACCAAAACCAGTTTATGCAATTGGTTATCAAATAGAGCATTTACACGAAAATGAGTTAGTTTTATGGAATCGTTGGGTAAATGTTTAAAAACATAGATATAAACGGCAATGGACAATAGAATATATGTGGGTGGGAAATGCGCCGATGGTAAATCGGCGCATTTTCTTTTATAAATATACCAAGAGGATAAGATCATGGCAATACCAGATATTTGTAGAGGACATGCACAAAAAGTTGTTGATATAGCAAACCAAAAAATTCGTGCATTGAGAACAAAACATAAAGAAAATATGATGGATGCCGAAAGGCACATAGGTTTGTTACACAACTCAATGGAAAGAGTGGTAAATGCAAAATCCCCACAACATTCCGCTCGCGCCCTAAATGCAATGAAAGATATGTTCACATCTACAGTTCGGGGTCAAAGCAGCAAAACTGGTCGCCGTGTGAGTCCATCCGAAGAAGCAGGCAAAATATATGGCGCACAAAAAAGCACAAACATGAGAATCTTGGGAAATAGAGTAAGAGACATAATCGGAAAAAGATTAAAGAAAAAGAGGTAACAAATGGCCAATCAAAGATTCACACCAACAAATGTTGGAAGAAACGCAGTGCAAAACGAAAAGGAAAGACTTCTTGCAAGGAGACAAGGCGGTCCATTTGCAGTAAATGTTCCAGAAGGAAATAATGCAATAGGAAAAGCTCGTCAATCTACATTTGACAGAAGAATGAATGGTTTCGGTAGACAACAAGTTCCACCGGAAATGAACACAATTGATAGAGATTTGGAAAGAAGAGTACAAAGAGCTCAGCAGAAAGCACAAGAGGGTTAAAAATGCCAAATTATGGTTATGTTTGTGAAGCGTGTGATTATAAATTTGAAAAAGTTTTAAAAATAAGTGAAAGAGATTTGCCCACAAAAGATAAATGCCCAAAATGTAACAAAAAGAAAATAAACAAAGATTTTTCAACATTGTTACCGGGTCTTGGAAGCGATGCAACAATGTCTCCAGACAAAGCAACTGGAGGAAGATGGTCAGAACTAATGAACAAAATGAAATCTGGTTTGTCCAAAAAGTATCACGGTAAACTAGAAAAAACAAAAACAAACACTGGCAGACTCTGGAGAGGTTGAATGAATAACAAAGAAACATATCTTTACTGGTTACAAGCAAACACTCAAAAAAATTACTTGAGTGAGAGCAAAAACCTTGAAGAATATAAATTCATAGCTTCCGCAGAAGACGATGAAGAAGATGGAGGTATAGTTGACACAATTCAAAATTATGCAGATGTTGTATCTGCGGGTGCAAGTTTTATTCCAGTAGTTGGTCAGGGAGTTGGTGCTGTGATGGATCTTGCCAGTGGAGCGGTTGATGTCGTACAAGGACAATATGGTGATGCTGCGATGAGAGGTGGAATGGCTGCCGCAAGTGTAATTCCATTTGCTGGAGGTGCGGCAAAATTAGGAAAAGCAGCAAAAGGACTTTCAACTGCCGCAAAAGCAACTGACGCTGCTGCCACAGCAGCAAAAACAACATCAAATGCAGTTGATGCGGCAAAAGCAGGAACTCAAGGAGCCCAAGCAGTTTCTGCTGCCGCAAAAGCAAAAGCAGAAATACAAAAAACAGTAAGAGCAAACATTGCACGATCAAGAAATGAAAGAATGGCATCTAGTTATAGAGAAGGTAATATGCAATTGCCAAAAACAACATCAAATGCAGTTGATGCGGCAAAAGCAGGAACTCAAGGAGCTCAAGCAGTTTCTGCTGCAACAAAATCAAAAGCAGAAATACAAAAAACAGTAAGAGCAAACATTGCACGATCAAGAAATGAAAGAATGGCATCTAGTTATAGAGAAGGTAATATGCAATTGCCTCCAAAGTATCCACAAACAAAAATAGCAAGACCACAAAAAACTGCTATACAAAAAGCAATACAGAGAGTAAGGGTAACAGACAAAATGGCAAAAACAGGAAGACTAGGAAAACTAGGAAAATACGGAAGACTTGCTTTGTTGGGTTACGGAGCCAGTAAGTTACTTGGTTCTGATGATGATGGTTCCGGTAGACCAATAAGAATAAGAGAACCAGAATATTTGGGTGCAGTTGGCGCAGAAACTAGATCAAACTTGGTGGGTCAAAGCACACAACCAACCATGTCACAAAGAAGAAGAGAACCAATAGATCCGGCCTTTGGTTATTATGGAGCACAACAAATGTTTAGACCAATTGGATATGGTTTAGCAGAAAATAATCTAAATTCAATGGTCAACAGACATGTCAACAAATTTCTAAAATCTAGAAAAGGTGCAAAGTTAAAATCCGAAGTAAATTCTATTGTAAAAAAAGTTGATTGATAATAAAGAAAGTGATACAATTTAACAATGATTGTTTGTGGTAATTTTAAACATTTAGAACCAATAATTCCATCTCTAGATATCGAAAGCAAAGAAGTATCCGGTAAAAGATACTATAACACTCCCGATGGAAATTTTCCCTCAGTTACAACAGTAACAGGGTGGTCAAAAAGAAAATTCTTTGCTGAGTGGAGAAAAAATAATCCAGAAGAGTCTGCAAGAGTTTGCTCTCGCGGAACAAAATTACATTCTCTTGTTGAAACCTATCTCTTAAATGTAAAAATAGATTTAAATGGATCTGGTTTTGATGATAATTTAAAAGATCTATTTCTTACAATAAAACCAGAAGTAGATAAAATAAACAACATAAGATGCATAGAGACACCTCTCTGGAGCAAAACTTTAGGATTAGCCGGAAGAGTTGACTGCATTGCGGAACACGATAGAGAATTATCTATTATTGATTTTAAGGGAAGCACACGACCAAAAAGAAAAGAAGATATTGACAATTATTTTTTACAAGCAACTGCATATTCTTTAATGTGGCAAGAAATGACTGGTGAAAAAATTAAAAAATTGAAAATATTAATAGCATCGGAGGATGGAATACTTCAGATATTTGAAGAACCTGTAATAAATTATGTTTCTAATTTAAAAGATGCAATTGATTTATATGAAAGGGAAACAAAATGAGAAAAAATCTTATCAAAGAGCATGTAAATAGAGTAAACACACCAACATGGGTCGCTTGTAATGATGATGCAAGATCCTCAATATGGAGACAGCAATTTATAAATGATTTTGGTGGAGAATTTGTTAAGCAAAGACATTGGACTTGGCAAGAAGTGCAAAAACCAATAGAAAAGAAAAAAACAGTAGTTCCAAATACCAAATTCTTTGTCTTTTTGAAAGAAAATGCAACGGTCAAAGTTCACAATATGACTGATTTTTGCAGAAAAAATGATTATTCCAGAGCAGCAATGTATGAAGTTATCAATGGAAAAAGAAAATCATATAAAGGACATACTTATGTCGGTGAAGTGTTCGAAGACCTAATAATAGAAGAATAAAAGATAAAAGGCACATTTACCAAAAGAACCGGATGTTTTCCGGTTTTTTTCATTTATAAATATGATACAGGAATGTGAATATGGCAAAAAAATCAATTGTAATAACATTTGGAAGATTCAACCCACCAACATCTGGTCATCATCTGCTTGCTCAGAAAGTTATGGAATTAGCTTCACAAACTGGTTCTGAACACAGAATTTATGGTAGCAGAAGTCAAGATCCAAAGAAAAATCCATTAGATCCAAAAACAAAAGCAAAGCACATGGCATCTGTTCTTGGGACACCGAATGTTCATGTTTCGGATGATATCATATCACCATTTCATGCTTTAAAACATGTTAGTGATCAAGGATATGAAGATGTTACAGTAGTCACTGGTTCTGACAGAGAATCTATATTCGATAAAGTTCCGCACTACCAGAAAAAAGGTGATTTCAAATTCAAAAATTTTAAGGTAGTAACTGCTGGAGGAGAAAGAGGAGAGCAAGCAAAAGGTCTTGCTGGAATGTCTGCAACAAAGCAAAGAAAAGCTGCTGCTGAGGGAAATTTTGAGGCATTTAGGATGGGATTACCCGGTCATGTCACAAAAACACAAGCAACAAAATTATTCAAAGATGTAAGAAAAGGAATGAAACTTAAGGAAGATTATGTTTCTCTTCCTTCATTTACATTTGAAGAAATTCAAGAATTTGCAAACAATCAAGAAGTTTTGACTGAAACTGTTTCGGCACAGGGAAGAATGAAACTTGCAAGGTCTGCAAGAAGAACAGCAAAAAGAAGAGCATTTCTGAGAAAGTTAAGAAAAAAGAGAAGAAGAAATATCAAACAACTCAAGAAAAGAGCAACAAGTCAAATAAAAACAACTCTCAGAAAAAGACTGTTTAAGGGAAATTGGAAAAAGTTATCATATGCTCAAAGAGCAAGAATCGACACAGCAATAAACAAAAGAAGACCAATCCTAACAAGAATGGTAAAACAAATTTTACCGAAAGTCGTTTCTGGTGAATCAAAAAGACTTGCACAAATGAACAGAAAAACACCACTTAGAGAAAGTCCACTTTTTCATGCTTTTAAAATGTTAATTGAACAAAAATCTCAACAAGAAAAAAGAAGAGATCAAAATGCAAGAAAAAGAAAACAAAGAGCAAAAGATGATGCAGTTAGACAATCAAATCCTTTCTCTGGTCAAGTTTTGATTGTTCAGGATGATGATGAAAACAAAATGATAATAAGAAAAACATCTCTGCAAGCAAACCATAGAATATTGGTCCCACCAGACAAGATGACACAAAGTGCAGCAGAGCAAATTTTACAGGATGAAGACTTTGTAAACACACCAACATCTATTGAGTTGTTCGGTAAAGTAGAAGGTGCTGATTCTGGAAAAGAAAAAAGAAATAAAAAAGCAGAAGCACAAGAAACGCAAAAAGATCAAGCCGTTCAGGCAGCAATGGTTCCACAAAAACCACCACCAACAAGATCTACTGGTAAATCTACTTACCCAGACTCAGATCACGCCGCGGTTGACATGGAATTCGGTGTTGTTGCCGCATTCAACGAGGCAATGGGCATTCCTCTAGAAAAACAAGTCAAAGAGGGACTTATTTCCCCGGAAGCAGCAGAATATTTGGCAAATAGCACAACTTTGGGTGAATCTTCCCAAAGAACTTTACAAGCAATTTCAGAACAACTCTCTACAAGTTATCCCGGAGCAAATTTTGCTGCAATTCATTATGGTGCAAATAAATCAGAAAAATTAAGTAAGTTCTGGACCAACTATGGAGGAGTTGATAATACTCCAAAGTCTGACATATTGTTCAGAGACATGAACTCTGGTCAAGTTGTCGGTGTCTCCGTAAAATGCGGACCATCTCAGTTGATGTCCGGTAAAGCAGGAGGCGAGGCAACCGCAACAATTTATGCTGCTCTTGAAGGAATGGATAAGAAAAAATTAGAACCAAAAATAAAGAAAAGAGCAGAATCGCTAATTAAATCATTAAAGAATTTGATCAATTCTCCAAGAAGAACCGCAGGAGGAGACATAACGGATTTCCTTACTGGTGGTGAATTGGAAGGACAAGACAAAGAAATTATTAAATATGACAAACTACACAAAGAAGCAAGAAAAGAATTACAAGATCTACTCGTTCAAAGTAAAGATTTCCGAAAAGCATTTGTATTTGAAGCACTTACCGGAATGGCAAAATTCGATACAGGAAATCCGAAAAAAATTAGTCCCGCTGTTGCTCAGTATGTTCTTTCATTGAACAAGGATGGAACAGAAACATCATTATCACAAATAACACCAGAGTATGCAGATAAAGTTGCAGATGCTTTAAATTTTGTCATAAGATTTAAGAGCAGTTCTGTTAAATCATCTGAAGCAGAAGCAATAAGAAGAAAAACCGGAAGAAAAGTTTACTCATACTGGAGTGTAATATCAATGGTTCTGAATCCCAAGAAAATAGCAAAGGAATCATTTTCTCATAATCCAGTGTTGTCTGGTTTAATAACAGAAAATGTAATAAGTTCCATAGAAACATCACAATTACTGGACGGAATTCAAAATGAAATAGGTGGAGACATTTACTCTTTGATGCAATTTTTAGAACTTGAACCAGAAATGATTTCCACACAAGACATAGACTTTACTCAATTTGGTAAAGTAGAATCTGGTTTCTACAACACAGTAAAAATTGGAAATACAGAACACGAAATTCCAGTAGAAAAGAATTTACAAGAGTTCTATATTTCCTTTGCAAAAAACTTTGTAGCAGAGAAAAGAAATTACAGAAAAGAATATGATAATTATCAAGGAACAGAAAAACAAAAAAAGAATAGAGCAAAAAGAAACAAAGTAAACCGTCTTATGAAACGCTTGGGGCGTATTCGTAAGGGAGATGGCCGAGATGTTGACCACAAAGACGGCAATCCAAACAACAACTCAATGAAAAATCTTAGAGTTGTAAGCAAGAGTCATAACAGGTCTAAGAAGTGAGAATTTGATGTCAGATCCGTTACCAGAAGTAAGTTTTAATTACTGGATTGAATTGGGAATTGCCTTGTTTGCTGTTTTTGGAGCATTTGTTTATAAATTTTTAACAAACATCAAAATAAAAAACAAAAAATTCATAACAGACATTTGGAGTGTTCATGGAAACATTCATGAATGTCTGACAGAATTAAGAGTTTTGACGGATGCTGCAAGAGTTCAACTGGTTCAGTTCCACAATGGAGAGTATTTTATGGATGGAGTTTCAATGAGAAAAATGTCTTGCACACATGAATCCGTGTCAAAGGGTGTGTCTGCACAAGGAGACAAAATAAACAATCTCTTGATATCTCTATTTACTCCACTTATTGAAGATGTAACAAAAAATTCCCCACTGCCATGTTTGGTAAAAAATCAAAAAGATAGTTTTGGAAAACACTCGTTTGAATCTGCAAACATTCATTGCTACTGCGTTCTTCCAATACACCACAAAAACATGATTTGTGGTTATATTATGTCTCAGTGGTGCAGTCCTCAAAAAGCAAAAAATGTCATGTCTGATCCAGAAAAATATGCTAAAGAAATAACAAACGCAAGAAATCAAATAGAAGTTTATCTTGATGAACAGTCGAGGGAAAAATGAAAAACTTTAAAAAACCAGAATCGCCAAAAAACATTGCAAAGAAACACGATGTGTCATTAGAAACAATAATGAAACAACTTGCAATGGGTAAAAAAATAGAAAAGGAACACACCACCAAAGCAAATATCGCCAAAATGATTGCATTACATCATCTTGGTGAATTACCAGATTATTACTCTAGACTGAAAAAAGTAGAAATGAAAGAAGATTTAAGAAATTGGTTCAATCCAAAACACCCGGATGGTGGATGGAAAAGAATCAACTCAAAGGGAGAGGCGGTAGGACCATGCGCGAGAAAACCGGGGGAACCCAAACCAAAATGTATGTCAAACAAGAAAAGAAGCCAACTGACAAAAAAGGAACGGGCTGCGGCTGTGGCGGCAAAAAGAAAGCATGATCCCGTAGCAAATCGCAAGGGAAAAGGTGGAAAACCTGTAAATGTTTCCAATTTTGGAAAAGGAAAAATATCCGAATCTGTTCAACAACTATTCGAGAAAAATAAACCAACAAATCCAGAATTGTGGGCAAGAGCAAAAGCGGCAGCAAAATCAAAATTTGATGTTTATCCATCTGCATATGCAAATGGATGGGCTGCTAAGTGGTATAAGAGTAAGGGCGGTGGTTGGAAATCGGTAAAAGAGGCAGTTGAAAATATAAAAACCAAGAGATTCATTCGTGAAATGGCCCAAAGAAGAGAAGAATCTCAAGAAAATTACAGAAAAAGACTATTAGACAAAATTCACAGAGGAGATATAGCAGACATGGATACACACGACCGTATTCATGGAGCACTCGCATATGCTGAAAAATTATCAAAGGAATATGGAAGAAATATTCCAGTTGTAGCGAGAGTTATGCTAAAAGGCAGTGAGCAACACGCCCAAGGTATGAGAATAACAGGAATAGATAGAAAAGGAAAGATGCTAACTGGTCACCCTGTTGGTGCGGGTGGATCACCAGCAAAACATGGAAGTCCAGTGCAAAATCCAATAAGTTCAATAACTGGACTTCATGTAGGGAGATATTCCGATTTAAAACCAGAACATACAGAAACATTAAGAAGATTAGTAACTTTTAGAGGAAAACACATGAAAGAATCAATTATAAAAGACATGATATCAGTGATAATGGAAGCAAAAAAATCTGCAAAACCATATAAAGGATTTAAAAAAGGTAAAAACCATCCAGAGGGTGGTCTTTCCAGAGCAGAAGCAAGACGCCAAGGAATTCATGCCGGAATCGAAACAAAAGATGAAGCAAAGAAGAAGGGCGGTTTTAGCAAACTTTCAGGAAAAACACAAAAAAGAAGAAAGTCTTTTTGTGGAAGAATGTGTGGAATGAAAAGAAAGAGAACAAGCGCAAAAACTGCAAGAGATCCAAAGAGTAAAATAAACGCAGCACTTCGCGTTTGGGGATGCAGATGCGAAGAGGCATGTCAAGATTGCAACAAAGCAATGTTGGGTGAAGTAATGTCTATGGGTGGAAATTTTGCAACAGGACAGGTTGGAGATGAGGTAAATCCAAACTTAGCAGGATATGACCCAATAATGCACTTTAATACAAAAATGATGGCATTACCTGATGTTATAACACCAACACCAAAATCATCTAAATCTGTAAAAGACGCTATAAAAATGTTTAAAAGAAGAAGACTAGCAGAAAAAGTTTTGTCTCCAGAAGAAACAGCAGCAAAAGAGCAAAGAGTGAAGGAACTTAAAAAACACATAGGTAAATTCAAATTAAGATATGGTCCAAGAGCAAAAAATATAATTTATGCAATCGCAACCAGAGATGCCAAAAAAATGGCAAATGAAGAATTTGTACAAGAAGAAATAGTAAATTCATCAAATGCTGGCACGATGACAAAGGGAGAAATAAGAAAAAGAGATAGAACTGCAAAAAAAGTAAAGGCAAAACCAATAAAAGGTGACACAGAAGAAGAATCAAAACACAGAATTGCCACATTTTTAACCCTTCGCGCTAGAGGCGGGAAGAAGAAAAAGTAATTATAAATAGAATAGCAGGAGAAAAAATGAAAAAGTTCAAACAAATATTATCTAAACTAGCAGAAAGTTACGCAGTAGGTGGTTCTGTATTTAATGGTTTCTCTGAGTATCCAAACAGAACCGCTTTTAACGATTTTGGTATTCACCGTATAGGAGAAGGTGGTTCAATTTCCAGAATAAATGCGTTTATTCATAAATTCCTGGCCGGTGAGTATATGCAGGAAGAAGCGGCCGCCGCTCTCGTAGAACTAAGAACTAGACTAAATCACGCTGGTTTAGATTTTAAGTTTAACATGAAAACTCCACTAAATCCGGGGCAAAATGTATTTCCAGTTGAACTACATGGAGGTGCATTCGGAACAACTCCAACAACTGATCTCTCAAAGGGATTCAATAGAGGAGAAGACTTACCAAAACTCGCTTTGGTTGTCAATGTAGAATACAACGAAGGAACTTGCTTGTACTCAATGTCTGGTAAGTTGTCAAAAATGGCACCAGCACCAGTTCAAGAAGCCATGGTTAAAGAACCAGAAAAGAAAAGATCACTTTCGACAAAAGAAAAAGCAAAAAAAATTGCTAAATTAGATGAAAGTGTAGATCATCTCCAAGAGGAAAAAGATCCAGCAAGATCAGTCATGCATTTTATCATGCGTAATAATGAAGTAAAAAATAAAGTTCTTATGCCAGTTTATAATCATTTGAAGCAAAAAAAGAAAAAAGGTAAATTGAGTTTAGACGATGCAAGAAAAGAATTATATTTTGTCGTAAACACAGCAATGCGAAAAATGAACTCTGGAGATAAAAAAATATCTCTGACACAAAAAGAAAAGTCAAGGGTAGTCACCGATTTGGTTAGAAATTTTAAAAGTCACATTGATTGAATAAAAATAAAAGTGTTATTTAAATTATGAAAAATGCATTGAACTCTGATAATTTTTTATTATTTGCTACTAAAATGTATTCCAATCCGAGTTCAGGTGGTATAGATGAATTTTATGAAGATTTAAGTAAAATTAAATATGTGAAAAGATTACTACTGCGATTCAGAAAAGGTGGAGAATTAAAAGAAAGATTAATCTTAAATCACATAATAATCTTACAAAATGTTTTTGGAGCAGAAGCTTGTTGTAGGATTTTGTTTTTTAAGTTAGGAAAAGACCTACATCCACAACTAAAATCATTCTTGAACTATTTAAACTATTTACCAAAATCAATACCAGAAGTAAACATCAGTTTAATTCAGACAGACCACAGGATAGACAAAATATTGAGTGAAATCAGATGAAACCAAAACCATTTAGAAGAACAATTACTTCAAAAGAATTAAATAGAGTTGTCAGCTCTTTTACCATTTATAAATTTGTAAAAGCAATTACCACACAATATACTGATATGGATGCATTTCGCTTAGGTGTTATAGATGCCAAAGGAAACTATTTAAAAAACCCAATTGGAATCATAACACCATTTGACAGATTAATTGTTAACTTAAAGGTTTTGTTGGATAAAATACCAGATCCAAGAATAAAATCACAATTAAGATACTTAACAACAGGAATAGGACTATTAGCAGAAGAATCTGAAAAATATGGAGCAGATCCATATGAAGTTTTTGACTCTATTGTTGAATATTTTAATGAACAAGGAATAGATTTAGATTCCTACATCGAAGAGCAAACAAAAAAAGAAAAACCAAAAGCAGAAACAACAGGTCATCTAGAACATGTTGGTGAATTACTCTACAGAGGAATGGGAAGTCATGCTTTGGAACACTTAGACGCAACACATAGTCTTTTGAAGGGTAAGCCAGTACAAGGTCATAATTTGTCCTATAAAGCAGACGGAAGTGTGTCTCTTGTTTTTGGAAAACATCAAGGAAGACCCTTTGTTCAATACAAAGGAGCAAATGCTCCTGCTTTCTTTAGTGAAAAAGAAATAACAGACTATGCTTCTCAATCAAACAAGCCACATTTGGTAACGCCATTTACTTCAGCTTTAAGAGCAGCAAGTCATACTGGTATCGCACCAAATAGATCATACCAAGCAGATGCAATTCTTAGAGACACAGAAGGAACAATGAAAGGTAATTTGCTTCGCTATAAATTACCAAGTCCAAAGGCACAAAGTACATTTGCAGTTCATTCAGAAATAGATACAGACACTGGTAAAAAAATAGGATCAAATCCAGATTTGTCTGGATTGAGCACAGAAGAAAACCATTTTGCTCCATTGTCCTTAAACAAAAGAAAATTTTCAATAAATCCAGTTAAAAGTGCTAAATTAGGATCCCATATCAAAAAAGCAAGATCAATACTTTCTGATAAAAGTTTGACAACTTTTTTAGATGAAATTGCAAAACACGAAGATCCAACTAGTAAATCTGGTGCAAGAAGATTGCATTTTAAAAGATTTGGACAAGCAGTTCAAGAAAAAAGACACCCGAGAAACATTAAAGGGTTTGTTGCTTTTTCACAGGCTGAAATAGCAAAAGAAAAAAATAAAAAGCAACAAGCAAGATTGCAAAGTCATTTAGAATATGGACTAAAAAATAAAAAAGCATTGTCAAAAACACTCAGGGCACATGAACATATTGATAGAGCAAGAAAAATAATATTTGATACCGTGACATCAGAACAAATGCCATTAACCCCACATGAAGGAAGCAGTCACGAAGGAATTGTTTCTGAATTGCCGGGAATGGGACAGGTAAAATTTGTTCCACCAGAATTTACCATAGCAAATAAAGGTCAAAAAGACAAATTTAAAAGAGGAAGCACAATGAAACCAAAAAAATTAAAAGAAGCAAAAAATTATACACCATACGCAAAAAAACCAGATATTTCAAACTATATGCGCTATTTGGATGTTGAACCAGAAACTAAGAGACAAGGTGATGAGGAAGAAGAACAAAAACCAGAAATAATAAAATACGAACCAAAAAATTATTCAGAAAAGCATTTAGATATATTGAATAATCTGTTGTCTAATATAGTAAAAAAGAGAGAAAATGTATCTGGAACTCTATACGAAGATGACGGTGGAGAAACATCAGAAGAAGATGATGATGAATTGCCAGCAAACAGACTAAACATGGGAAAATTTTTAGCTGCTCTTGGTGGCGCAGAGGACAGGCAGGAAGCAAAACAACCAAAAGAATTCGTTAAAATGTTGAAAAAGTTTTTGAAAAAGAACGCATATAAAAAGGAGGATTGAATATGTTTTCACCAGAATTAATTAGCATGGTTGGAGGAGGTGTCACTGGATTTTTGTTCAAATTCATGGCACAAAAAAGTGCAGATCAAAAGCAAATGTTCGAGCAATTGATCAAAGCAAACCAACAAACAACAGAAAACCAAGATAAAGCAGTCCAGAGAGTAAGTATTGATGCCGGTAAATTTGTAAGACAAATTATAGTTCTTACAGTCTTATTTGGTGCATTTGCTGCTCCATTTATCCTTCCTTTCTTTGGTGTTCCTACCTTCGTTGAGGTTGATGTAAAAAATCCAGAAGGATTATTTGGTTTGATACCAGAAACTGCTAGAAAAAGTTTCGTTGAAATAAATGGATTTTTCTGGTCATCCGAAAATAGAGAAATATTGTTAAGCATAGTAGGATTCTATTTCGGTACAGCAGCAGCAACGCCAAGCAAATCATAAGGAGTACCAATGAAATACTTAAAATATATACCACTTTTATTACTAGCAGGATGCACAACTCCATTTATAGTACCAGATAATACCAGTGACAATGTTGTTCTCATGGCAATTAAAGATGAAATTGCACAAGAAGGTGCTTCCAAACCATCCTATGGATGGACTCTTTGGTATGCTCCTGTTGTTTTAATATCATTGCTTTGGGCTTGGAGAGAATTCATCCGAAAACCAATGATTTGTGAAGATGGTCTAATCAAAGATGAAAAAGACAGAGATGGTGATGGAATTGACGATTCAACTCAAAATAAACCAAACAAACCAGAACAATTAAATACATAATATAGTAATCTTCGTTATGTTCATCTTTAAGGGGAGGATGACATGGCTAAAGTATCGGAACAAAAACACAGCGGTTGTACAACATGTGCAAAGGCATGTGACGACGCAAAACAAAAAGTAAAACAATTAGAGAAATCACTGCATACTATGACAATAGTAATGAGTGTTTCTTTAACATTGGCCGGCGAACAAATAATAAAGAATGCTGCTTCTTACATTTCTTCATTTGGTTCTGTAGTTTCTTCTGCAAAAGAGTTACAAAAAACACAATTAGAAGAAACAAAAGAAGAAGAAAAAGCAGAAGAAAAAAATAAACAAGCACTTGCTCCTTTTCAAAAATTACAATTTGCTTATATTCCAAAAAAGAAAATTGATCAAAAAGAGGAAACAAGGCCATATCGTCTTGAGGACGAAGTTGCAAGATTTAAAGATGAAATAAAACCGCAAGAACCAACACTTGTAGAAGAAACACAACAAGTTAAAATAAATCCTGCACAATTGATTACAAAAAATATAGTGCCTCAAGATTTTGTACCCGCTATTCAAGCAGTCAACCCAGACATGCATACATTTTTCTTTACGCCAAGTGCATTGCCATTTGACGAATACTCTACGACCATTGCTCTAGGAACAAACTATGGGTTCGGGGAATATTACGGCATAGAAACTGGATTCTACTTACCACAAAACAATGTACCATCGGTTGGTACATTGACATTGTTTGCGATTCCGCAACTATTTTCAACAAGAAAGAGAGTTTGATGAACAAGTTACCACTTTTGCTGGCTATCAGTCTATCTACAACATGCTCGGCAGATCTAGTTAATGGTGGTTTTGAGGATTTTACTGTTTGGGGTTATGGTTTCTATTCTGGTTCAGATCCAACACTAAATTGGGCAACAACTGCACCAGACAATACATTAGAAATATGGTCTGATGGATTTTTAGGAACACCCGCATATGAAGGCAATTCTTTTGCAGAACTAAATGCAAATTATGCATCTACACTTTACCAACATGTAAATGGGTTGGGTGACAATAATACAATAAATTGGCATTTTGCACACAGAGGAAGATATGGTGTTGATGTTATGCAACTTTCAATCATAGATTTGGGAACAGATCAGACCTATGGTGGAGGGGATGACACAATCCTATATCAAAATACATTCAGTGCAGACGAGACTGCATGGCAGTTTCATACTGGTTCAATAGTTTCGATTGGAAATATGACAAGATTTGCATTCGAAGCAGTAAGTGCAACTGGTGGAACCACACAGGGTAATCTCATTGATTTTTGTGGATTTGGTGTCAATGCAATACCCTCACCCGGTGCTATAGGTTTACTTGCGATTGCTTCTTTAGTGAGTTCAAGAAGAAGAGTCTAAAATTTTGTTATAAAGTATCTTACAAATATAAAAAGAATCTACAATATCTGACACCGGACTTGAAATTTCTTTCTTGTCCGGTGTCATTATTGTGTTTAGAAAAATATTTGTATCCAAAACAAAAGAACTATACATTTTTTGCTTATCGGAATTTCCTTTGCCGGTTGCATATTTTTTGACTTCTGTTGGTGGGATAATTGTCAATGGTGTTCTTGTTTGATAAATTTTATACTTCAATAAACCAGTATTTTCTGCTATATGAAACACCCTACCCTGTGCTCCATAAGCGTAACCCTCAAGTGCTATCTGTTCGCAACCAGAACAAACGCGCATCACCCAATCGGATAATGTGTCGTATCTCTCACAATCTTCATTGTAGTCTTCAAATGCTTCGCCATGGATGTTTGTTAAAAATGTTTTTGCATTTCTTTTTACATCTGTTAGAAAATAAAAAGAACAATTATCAAAACAAAAAGATTTATCCGTATTGGCTACACAAATTGCCGGTCCATTTAAACTATAATCAATTCCTGCAATAATCATACTAATATTTATGCATAAAACTTTACCCACGCAACTGCGGAGATTGGAGTCTTAGCTCCCCCATCAACTTCGGGTGGTTAATCTCACAGTTGCGTGGGTCATAAATATTTATACGCCTATTTAATAAAAACATAAATATAGTTGAGGATAAACTATGAAATCATTCGCATCATTTTTAAAAGAAAGTCACCCAAAGTCAGAATTAATGAAACTGCCAACAAGCGAGTTAAGAAAACTCGGAAACACTTATTCCAAAAAAGTAAGTGTTGTTCGTGATAATGCTGTCAAGGCAAAAGAGGCAGGAAACCAAGAAAAGGCAGAAAAATTACATAAACAAGCGGATGCCCATCAAGATGAAGAGATGGACATCCGCGAGATTATTAGAAGTAGAACAAAAGGTACTAAGAAGTAATATCTACTAATTCACACTTATCGCCACTACAGGCAAAAGTTTGTGTTCCTGATGTTTTGTCTTCTTTTTCGTATTTAATCAAATCCAACCAATTCACACCGTTTGGCATTTTTGCCAAAAGTAAATCATGTTCTTCTTTTCCGCACTCTTGATAGGGTGCTTGGCGATAATTATGATCACTGTGTGGTAGGAATGAAATACCGCTAATTTCATCAAAGTGCTTGTAGACCCATGCACCAACCTCCATCCATTCATTCTCACGAACAGTGATTGTTATGCTTGGTTTATGCTCACACCAGAACCTTTGATAAGTTAACCAAAGTTGTAAATGTTCTATTGCGGTTAAATCATTTCTTGTCAGACAACCATCCGGTGATTTCATCGGGAAAGAGAAAACCATGACAGAATCGGGTTTCATTACACATGGTTCGTGTGGAAATCCAAGGTCAATCATCATTTGACATAGTGGATCTTTTCTATCTGCACGAACTGTTCTAACATAGTATTGGCTGTGTCTTGGATGAATTCCCGATGCAGCATCAACAAGTTGTGATACTGTTCCTGATGGTTTTACACAAGTAATTGCTGCTGCTTGGTTGATTCCAATCTTTTTTGCAAATTCCTTGTTGACATCTATTGCTATTTGTTTCAGTTTTACCAATCCCTTTTCTAGATTAATGACATCCGTAGTCATGTCTTCATTGTCTAATATTCCGGTTAAAGACACACCCAAGAGACATTCCTCTTCACAATTCTTTTTCCATTCGCTAGAAAGATATGGAAAGTTTGTGAGTGATGCTTGAAATGTTCCAAGAATTGTTGCTAAACGAACTTTTCGAGCAAGATCTTCGGCAGTATCTGTGGAACGAACAACAACTTCTGTTAAATTGCAAAACTCACGGTCACGAAGAATAATTTCTGAGCAAGGATTTGTTCCAAACTCATAACCAGCATCACGACGATCACCTAGTTTAGCAACAGTCTTTTTGCAAGCGTCACGATTGAAGATACCACGCTCACCACTCTTGCTCTTATAGAGAGAAACCCATTCCTCCATGAAAATGCCCATGTCTGGTTTTTCTTTGTAAGCAACTGAGTTGTTGGCCAATGCGCGTTGCGGATTGTCGTTCCACCAAGCCCCTGACTTTGCATCCCGCATCCGTTCATCAGTGAGATTACTAAGTGATATAAGTGCAGATCGTCGCACACCTCCGACCACGACAACTTCTGCAATCTTACAGACGATATCATGGCATTCGATGGAAGTGAGTTTTCTTCCTGAAGCCTTTTTAAAAGTGTCAGTTGTGAATCTAAAGAGATCTTCCAATGGCCCCGGACCGGACGCACGGCCACCAAATGTCTTAAGTCTTGCGCCAGAAGGACGAACCTTTGACATGTCCCATTTTGGAATTTGGCCTCCAATAAGTAAGGAAACAAGTTCCCTGTACGCCTTAGCCCAACCAGCCTTACTATCTTGGACAACAATAGTGGTTTCACTGTTTGTAAATTCCTCCGCAATCGTTGGAAGTTTTTCAACATATTGTCTTTCGACGGAGAAACCGACGCCGGTGCCACACATGAGTATGTATAATATTTCATCAAATGCTCGTACACGATTGACTGCAACATATGAGCAATTATACCCTGCGGTATTATCGCGGTCAAGTGCCTCTCCAGCAGTCATCAATGCTCTCATGCTAGGCATTATTTCTAAATTCAAAACTGCTGTTTCTAATTCACTTCTTAATTCTGAAGTCAATATAAAATTTTGCTTTTCTTTGAGGTGACTTTCAAAGAAATTAAAATATCGACTTACAGTTTCCTGCCATGTTTCTCTCCTCTTTTCTGTTTCAAGCCAGCGTGAGTAACGAGAAAGGTGTATAAACTCTTGATAAAGAGTTGGCAATTTAATATCATTCATTTTTTAAACTCCTGTGAAGTTGGTAAGTATATCTATAATCAAGTCGAAGAAACGGCAGTAAGAACTTTCCAAGATTCTGGATAAAGTGGGGCAATTAACTCTCCAATTGCCTTTGCATACTGCTGTATTTCCCATTGTGCGTGTGAATCAATTCTTTGGTGATAAACTCGTGCATACGCAGAAAGAGAACCAGTCCACCACCATTCTGTATATGTTCCTTGTGGAAGAACAGATCTTGCTTGTTCTGGTGCCACTCCTTTTTTCAAAAGTGTGTTATACACATCCAAAGATTCCTTTGCTATAAAATTATAAATTCTATTGCAATCGTTATATTCGATATCAATATTCATAAAATCATTTGAACCTTGTTTTGCTCCATTAGTTGGAGCGGATCTCCAACGAGGAACATAAATTTCTGGTTCATATGTAACATAGCGACGAGAAACTTCATTTTCAACAAACCCAACTTTATGCTTAAATAGCTGAGTTCTAACGAAAATTGGTGCTTTAATTCTCAATGTAATTTGTGGATGGGCGAATGGAGTCCAGTGTTTGTGTTTTGCGAGATAATTAATAAGTTTTGTATCTTTTTCACCAAGAACACCATTACCTTCATGGTCAATCTCTTCCCACTCGCTTTCTTTATTAAAAGAAACTCTTGCAGCATTTACCACACTCAAATCACTACCCATGTTATCGACAAGTTGAACAAAACCAATTCCATCAATAACAGATATTTTATTTTCATTTACTGTTTGATCCATTTTTAGAATTCTCCAATTCTTCTATTTTTTTATTTAATCTTTTTATTTCCTCTGCTGCCGAAAACAATATTTCTTGAATTTCTCGCCAAAAAGAAAACATTTGAGACATTGATCCCGATTCTATTCTTTCTAAAACAGACATCTCAGATATTCTATTTTTTAGCAATTTTGAATTTTCAACATTACAAAATTCATTAATTGGGTTTAACTTATATTCACTGTTCATCTTTTTTATCCACACTTCTGAATTCTATACCATCAACTTTTGTATAATGCTTTGCATAATCAAGAGCTCTTCTCCATAGTTCTGGATCCATTTCATTTACATATTCTGCAAACTTTAATCCAAATTCTGCAACTGCTCTCGTGACTAGATAATCATCTCTTCCTTCAGACATTGCATTTTTTCCAACTATGGAATTCCAATACTGCTTTAAGTCCACTGTAAACACAATTTTCTAGTATTGCTTCCATATATTGCCTTCCATGTTTTTTAATCACTTCATTGATATCTTTTTCTTTACAAGATGCAGGCCAAATTACAACCTTTACACCCATTTTAACAAGTTCTGAAAGAATTTCAACAGTTTGTTTGTTTCTTGGTTCATTGTCTAAAATAAAGACACCTTTTGAATATTCTTTAGCCATATCAATAAAACCACTACTACCCAAACAAGCAATTGAATTATCTATAAACATGCTGTCAATTGGGCCTTCAACAACATAAAAGGTTTTCTTCTTATTCAATTTATCTATACCATAAATTAGTTTAGTGTCTTCTGTTTTTCTTAGTGTGATATACTTTGGAACATTCTTTTTTGGTATTTTGGAAATAGTTCTTCCTTGTGCTCCAATTACATCTCCATTTTCATCACGAATAAGAATAACTATTCTTTCTTCTTTTGCTAAATCGTAATCAGTTTGAAATTGCTTTGCAAAAGCACCAAAGTCATCAGTATATCCGATATCAACAAAACGATTTTGTGGAATTTGTCTTTCATTTACAAAATTAGAAATTATTTCATTTGAAGACTGAAAATTTGATAGAGTGTCGAATTTAATTTGTTCTTTGAAAGGATACAACTGTCTTTCTTCTGGTTTCTTGTAATTGGAGTTGCCATTTTCACCAGAACGATACCTTTCCAGTGCATATTCTTTGCACAATGATAAAGAAACTTTTTCCAAAAAATTATGAAGATTGTGACCTATTCCACAGTTATGACACTTGTAAAAAAAATCATTTCCCTTTTTGTAGAAATATCCTCTTGCTTTTATTTTGCTTCTGTCGGAATCACCACACAATGGACAACGACAATTTGCAAGATTATCTTTTTTCCACTTAAACTTTTCAAGAAGTGGAGAAACCATGTTTATGTATTTTTTATCAATATAACTAGACATTATATCTTCCAAGAATCAAACTTCTTTTGTTCTCTAAAGTTTTGTTTCTTTTCCTTTGCAAAAAAGTCTTCTTCTTTCTTTTGACCGCTTTCTGCAATGTAACCTTGATCTTCTTTCTGAACATCAAATAATTTCATTTTTGCTCTATTGATTCCAACAATGAATTTTCTGTTTTTAGCCTTGTCATTGTAACGATTCTTCAACTGCTTTACCATTATTTGATTTAACTCATCCAACTCCTCGGTTGAGATTAGAGCAAACATAAAATCACAAGTTGCGGGAAGACCAAAAGATTCAGATGTGTTCTCAAGATCTACATCAGTATTTGAATATCCTGCACGATTTGTTTGTGTTGCACTAAAAATAGGAACATTATATTCAATAGCAAGACCCCGCAGTTCTTCTGCAATGGACTTTACATACTCATAAGAATTGACATTTTTTGCTCCCTTGAAGCGTGAAGATGAGCAGATGTTTAAATAATCAATAAAAATAATATCTGGTTTGAACTTTTTCTTCAACTTCAATTCATCTAGAAGAAATCTAAAGTGGTTGGCATTTGCAACACCTGTTGGATATTCCTTGATAATCAATTTACCAGTAATTCCTGCTGCGGCAGATTCAACCTTTTTCTCATAAACAGTTTTGCTAAGATCCTTGAGATCATCTAGATTTGTGTCCAAGAAATTTGCATCAATTCTTTCTGCAATTCTTTCTTCTGCCATTTCACAAGTAATGTAAAGAACACTCATGTTTTGACGCAAACAACAAGCAGCATGATGACAAAGAAACAAAGATTTACCAACACCAGTTCCGGCCATTACAATGTTTAGCGTTTTTGGAGCAATACCATCCTTTGTAATTGCGTTGAAGTATTCAAGGTCAAATGGAATCTTCTTTTCCACAATGTGATAAAAGTCATAACGCTTTGAATAATCTTCAATATAATCGTGACCAATGTTTGGATCAAAAGAAACAGCAAGAGCTTTACTCAGAATGTCTGGTATTGCTCCTGCGCTCTGCTGAGACTTTCCATCAATGATATTTACAGACTCCATTATGGCATTGTAAACTGCTTTATCTTTGCAAAAAGTTTCTGTTTCTTTGGTTAACCAATCTACATCAACTGGATCAGAATCCTTTGAAATGTCTTCAATGATTTCAGATATCTTTTTGACTTCTTCTTCACTTACAGAACGATTCTTGTCAATGATAATGAACAGTGCCTCCTTGGTGGGGAGACTATTATACTTCACAATATAGTCTTGAATTGTTTCAAAAACAAATCTTTCAGACCGATCATGAAAATAATCCTTAATTAAAAATGGAATCACTCTACGAGAGAAAGATTCATTTTTAATCAGATTGTGAAGTATAATCTGTTCTATGCTGTTCATTCATTATCCTTATTATCTTCTTCAGTCTCGGATGTACCGTAACAGAATTCTTTAACTGCTGCCTCATTAATCTTGTTAAGAAGTTCCTCTGTAAAATATTTTTCAGGTGTTTCATACATCTGCTTCTCAAAAATTTTGCTACCATTTGGAAGTTCAACTCTTCCTGCGGTTTTGCTAAGTATACCATGCTCAACTGCCAAGTCAATAAGTCCATAGTAAGGATCAAGACCTGTTTCATAGTTCAAGCGAACATCAACCATCTTATTCTCTTTGGTAAATCTTCCTTTGTTTAGACGGCAATGAATGATATTACCAACTACCTCACCATCTGCATTCTTATCCTTTTTCTTTGAAAGATAAACGATAATTGATGCAGCATACTTCAGACCAGCACCACCACCCATCTCCTTAGTAGGAACATAAGCACCAACAACATCATAGGTATGATTTGTGAAAATCATCGGAATGTGTGCAACTCCAAGCTTTACAGTGAGAACACGGAAAGTTGACTTGATAACTTGTGCTCGGGTCATATCACGAACTTCTTTACCTTCGGCAGTGTCATTCATTTCTTTCGAGGTAGACAACATTCCAAGAGAATCAAGAACCATCATTGTCTTTTTTCTCTTCTCTACTGGCATCTCAAGATACTTGTCAACAATTGTAATTGCTTGACGACGGAATTCCTCAACAGTCGATACTGGAAAGACAGCAACTCGCTTAGGATCAATTCCACGCGACCGGAACATATCGGAGGTAACTGCTTGTTCAGAATCAAAATACAGAACTACTGCTTCTGGATTGTCATTCAAAAACTTAGAAATCATTCCCATTGTGATATATGTCTTACCAGTTGCCTGTTCTCCTGCAAGTGCAATGATTTTGTTGTCTGGAAATCCTTTAAAGATATCGCCAGAAACAAGACCATTTAGAATATAGCACCCTGTGTCAACATAAGACTTAACATCACTTCCCTCTAGTCCGTCATCGACCAAAGATGCAAATTGATTACCAGACTCTTTAATAAATGTTTTTAGAAAATCGCTCATAATTTCTCCTTATGAAAATAAGCTCTCAAGTGTATTTTTCTTTTCGTAATTCCAACCAATTACATTTAGTATATTTGAAAGTGGATCAAGAAATGATTTTTCAAATTGTGTTGCGTAATCTACATATGCTTCTAAATTAAACTCCTTTGGCATAGAAGTAGAAAATGCAACAACATGATCTTCGCCCTTAACACCACCAAATGGATTTGGTTTCTTCAAATGAAAGTATTTGATTTTATCACCTTCATTGATTAGTTTGTATTTCTTTTCCAATCCATTCTTTTTTATGTGAAAGTTATAAATTAATGCCGCTTTCACATGAATTGGAGTTGACTTCTTGTAGATATAATAATTGTCTTTATACTTATCCAATCCATTTACGCTTCGTGGGAATGCAATTTTTTCTACTGGTTGAGAGAAAAACTCCAATTTAACCTTATCAGTAAATTCTATTAGAGCATCCTCATCTTTGTTTAGAATAATATCAATTGCGGTTTTGAGATGTTCTCGAATTATTTCTGGCGTAGAACTTCGTGTGGTTTCAATACCCTTAATTTTGAGTTTTGGTTTAGTATAACGAACACCTTCGCTGTCCCACACATTTAACATATAACGCTTCTTGGCAGTCCAGATTCCCTTGTCGGCAATAACTTCACGACCCATTGCCATTTTATTTTCATATGCATTCATCTTTTGAGCAAGTTCATCATACCTTTTCTTAATGAAAGGAGAAATGACATTCTCGCAGAGGTAGTCGAGTAAGGCAACAACATCTTGTGTTGACTTTTGCTTAGAGATGAACTTATCAACGAACCCAGATAAATTGAGATAAACAGAATCAGTATCTGATGCAATGACATAATCAATGTCCTTTGTTTCTAGAGTTTTGTTAACAAAAGCATTCAATTCGTTCATAATAAACTGAATCGAAAGCTGTCCCGACAGGGTAATTGCCTCTGCAATCTCTGTGCTATAGTAACGAAAAAATTCATTACCAATTGCACCATATGCAGAATTTAATTGAATCTTTTTAACCAACTGAAAGTTGTGATATTCCGAGATATCATATTCCAGTTTACGCTTAAGATCCAACAGTTGTTTGTCTGTTAGTTCACGCAAGTTCATAAATGTATTTTAACACAAACAAATATATTAGTCAACCAAACTATATTGTTTTTCTACTTTTCTTATTGATGGTCTTACTATTTGTTTTTGAATATTTTTTCTCTCAGAACTTTTCCATAATCCGGCAGTAAAACCAATATGATGTCCTGCATCATAACCTCTTTCATAAGCTATTTTATAAATTCCATAACAAACAGCAGATGTTAGAATAATTTGTGCAGTTTCAAACATTTTCGTTATCCTTTGGTATTTGACTTGTATAGTGACTCATCAGTTGAACTATTGAAATTGGTCTATAATTTAGGCCCTCAGAATCAACACCAACATCATAACGAATATAACCCTCTTTATACGGGGAAGTAACAAAACCCAATTTTCCATGGCAATGTCCATGAAGATGTATCGGACATTTTTTGTTCCATGTAGTCATCGGGTAGTGATACATGCATACATTGAATTTTTTAAGTGCCTTTGCCACATAACCACCAATATTTATTTCAAGATAGTGTTGTATTGACTTAAAATTCTTATTATTAACATGATCTGAACGAATCGAAGGATCATGATTTCCAAGCACAATGTGAACATTTTCACACTTTATGTTAGAAAAAATATTATTAATACTGGATGTCCAGTGTTTTCCCTTACCTAAAGAAATATCACCCAAATGATATAGTGTGTCTTTTTTGGAAACACAATCATTTATATTGTGAATAAGCGCCTTATTCATCTCGTTCACATTTTTAAAATATTGTTCTCTGTTTGTATAGTGAAGAATATTGTTGTGACTGAAGTGTGTGTCGCTTGTAAACCAAATCATGTACTTAGTCTACCAAAAATTTCTTGCCGGTGCTAGTGTTATTTCTTGCTTCGTCAATAATTCTTCTATCCGCCTCAGACCATCCGAGATTATATTCATCCCAATAAACATGGTTTTCTGTCACACGACCGACGGCAGCCATATTTGCTTTTCCTTCTTCACGATCTCTGTAACCATCTTTATATCCCTGACCAGGCGTGTAGTTTTGCATTTTATTCCTTTCAAATTTATTTGTTTTTGTTTCCCACCAAAAATGAATCATGTCTTTTGTTCCATTAAACCACAAAGGACAATAATCTGGAACAAATATTGAATTTAAATCACTCGCAACGCAAGTAAAAAATAAATTATTTCTACTAAAACCATAATCTAATAATATTTTTTCTACTTTTTTAAAATTATTACCAGAAAGACACCCCGAATCCAATACTATTAAATTTTCATAAGGATCTAAATGATTTGGATGTATCACTA